TGCATCCATCCATTCAAGTTTCTTCCCTGAAGGATTCATATTGACCTGTCTATTGGCAGGTATGGAAAGGTCTTGCTTCTTCCTGCTAAAAAGCCCCATTAGCCTTATTTAGTCCTATCAAGCGTTCTTTAACTGATCTTCAAAATAGTCTAAACCTTTAGACACTTCATTCATACATTGTCTAAGTTCTTGAATTTGAACTAAAGCGTTGTGTATTTCAGTGGGGTTCATTTCACTTAAATCAGTGCGTAAAGCCTTGTAATCGCCATAACTGACCAGTTCATAAATGGTGTATTGACCCTTAGCCCTGTCCTTCTCCTTTGTCATGGAATACCCAACAAATCTAAGTTTGTCAGTGCATCTAAAAAGTTCCCATGCCAACTTCTTCATCTTCTCCATGTCAAAGCCCATAGAAGACACTGTAGAACCCTTTATAGCCAATATTGGATAGGGGATAAGGCTTTCTTTAGATACCCCACCCTAAACCTGTCCTTTAGGGTTTATGGATATGACTGGTCAGCCCTACGCATGGGCATAACCCCCTAAGAATGTCAGTGGTGGGTGATTCAATAGAAGGGTCAATAGGCAGTAGGACTGACATGGGGTCAGTTCTCTTATGGCAGGGCTTAGAAAGGGTCTTGCAAAGGTTGCTAATAAGCAACATTGACACTTACGCATATGAAAAATAATCCTGTTATTAGGGATGTAAAACAAAACTATTTAATGATCCTGAATAAATCTCAGGGTAAGAAAAACAAGATAGTTACAACCCCACGATTAACAAAACTAAGGGGTAGAACATTTAACTAATTAGTTATTAAAAAAGATTAATTAGTTTTATTTAAGACTGCTGGTTTTATTTTTAATCTAATCAGTGGTCTTACAGTCATGCCCAAAAACATTAATCGTTACAAAAAAAATGGTATAATGGGATAAGGAAGCGTGACATATGCTTCTGACATAAATCTGGTTTCGTTGCCATTATCAGATTTTCACCTCTAAATATGGGGTGGGATGCAACAAAAAATCTCACCCTGTATTGCAAAGTTCAGATTGATGTGATATACTTAACATATGTGAGAAGCAAAAACTTCTCCAACGAAGATATAGGTGAAAATAGGCAGTTTGGCTTCGCAAACATATAGCCACCTTTTAATCGCACAAAATATTTTTAATGGCTTCGCTATCTCAGTGTAAGAAGTGGCGAATCAAAAGGCTTCTTTGGGCTTTCTGTGCATAGGAAATTTGCCACCTAAAACAGAAATCATGCAGACGATTAAAGATCACAGCATGAAATAACACTTAGTGGATGTGTCACTGCGAGATTCATTAAGTCTTACACCCTAACAAATCATTTGATTTGTTGATGGACACAGCAGGAACAGATTGTAAAAGTTGTTTATAGGCTTTAGTTGAATAACCAAAACTAAAGAAGTATCTATAAAGGATATATCTGTTAAGGACAGTGGTTATTGCCCTGACATACCAAAACAAAGATTTTGGTAATCCATAAATGAATGAATAGGAGAAAATTCAATGGATCAGGCAACAAAGTCCAAATGGACAGATGACGAATATCAGCGCATAACAAGCGATTTAACAAAAATCGCAAACATTAAGGCTGAAAAAGCAAAGAAACAGGCTAAAAGAAAAACAGGTCAAAAAGGGCATACAAAGGCTGTTCAAGACTTCAACTTAGAGAAAGCCAACATAATCAAAATCAAGAAGAAATACGCATACAAAGGCACAGTCTTATTAGGTTTTAGGCTGAATGGCATTAATTGGCGTTTTGGGCATCATCCCAATTCCATCCACCCACGCACCATCATCAGCGTAGAAGGTGGGGATATTTACGAACTGGAAACACAGAAAATCTATGACTTCATTGAAGTTCATAGACCTGTTGTTATCAAATCAAAGTATTGGTTGCACTTATCAGAAGCATATCAAGTAGATATTGAAGAACTTGTGGAATGGTGCAGTCAGAAAGCGTTGGTATGAAGAATGTCCAACCTATTTTATTTTGAAGGTAAGTGGTTTAACAGTGAAGAAGATTTACAAAACTATTATGAAAAAAGACATGAAAAGCGTATGGAAGAAGGTGAAGACTATGACCACGACTGGGTCAATGAACGCTAATGGCGAATCATGGCTTGAATTCTTCTACTGCCCCAAATGTGGGGGACAGAATATGGGAGAACGCAGAAGTGATGGAAACCTATATTTGATTTATTCTGACTGCGATTTATGCGGAGAGAAAATCTAAATGTTTAAGTGGCTTTTGGGCAGGAAGACAGAAGAAATCTATTGGTGCAAACAGCATGAAGCCATAGATTGTTTGACCTGCCCTAAGTCCAAGCAAGAAGTAATTGGTTGGATAGAAGATGACTAAGGGTTACTGGAATACAAGGCGGTATAGAAGAAACAGGGCAATAGTCCTGAAGCGTAATCCCTACTGCGTTAGGTGTGGACATACAGGGGATACAGATAATCCATTGACTGCTAACCACAAGGTTGCAAGGTCATTGGGTGGAAGCCATGAGATAACCAACTTAGAAACTATGTGTAGAGATTGCAACAGTTCTATTGGAAATGGTTTAGGTAGGACAAAGAAGAAGGTCACACGAATGAACAAGAAGTGGGTGCATTAATCATGCGTAACCCCCTTTTTTTCTACGCATCACGCCTACCCACCGCCACATGCCTAACTATTTTTCGTGACCATATTTGAGATTGGAGAAATTAAGAAATGACACTTTCAACAGGAATGGGTAAGGGCAGACCGAAAAAACAAAGTTTCGCATCTGTGGCTGATCCATTGAAAAATCACATGGACACTTCTAAAACTATGAAGCAGTCCATCATTGATGCAGTCAGTGAATCTGACTGGATACCTAAAACCAATGAACCATATTTGATTTTGGCATTGGCGTTGGCTAATCAGATTGATTTACAGCCTGACAGAACAGACCGCATAGCAGAAAAGTTAATAGCGGTTCTAAGGGCTTTGAACAATGCTGAAACGCAGGTAACAGGGGAAGACCCTGTAGATGCACTGATATTGGAACTACGAGAACATGAAACACAAGTGGCAACCAACTAAATACACGCCACCCCTTAATGAAATCTTCCCAACTTCAGGAGATGTGGTCATTGGGATTGCAGAAGCATTTGTAGTCATACCTGAACGCAACTATGCAAAGTTAAAACTGACTGAATGGCAGAAGTGGCTTATACGCCATGTCTTAGAACGCTATCCAATTAATCACCCTGACCCTGAAAAGGCGGGAAGGCTTAGATATAAGCAGGTAGTAATTTCAATGCCACGAAAACAGGGAAAAACTTTGTTAGGTAGTTTGTTTGCTATCTATGGACTTCCTGAAGTTATATCTGTGGCATCTACCGCAGACCAAGCAAGACTTGTCTATAAAAATGTTTTGAATCAAATAGTGAATAGTGATTATCTAAGACCACGATTTAGGAAGACCACAGAATTCAAAGGAATCTTCACCGCTAATGGTGATGGTCGCTATATCGTTCTTGGAAATCGTGCCACAAGCGCACAGGGTATGCACCCAAGCATGGTCATCTTTGATGAACTGCATGTGTCTAACAAAGACTTATGGACTGCTATGGCGTTAGGTTCTGCAACAAGATCAGATGGCATAGTCATTGGCATTACAACTGCGGGTGATGACAATTCTGAACTGCTATTGAATTTGTATGCAAAGGGTGAACTTGCCATAGATAACCCCGCAGAAATGGAAAGGTTTGGATTCTTCTGTTGGGAAGCCCCTGATGGCTGTGTAGTAAATGACAGAGAAGCAATTGAACAGGCTAACCCTAATCTTGTAGAAGGCATCCTTACATGGGCGAATGTGGAATCAGAGATTGCAACCATGCCTGAAGTGGATGCAAGGCGTTACCGCTTAAATCAATTTGTTAGCGCATCAAATTCTTGGATTCCTTTTGGAATGTGGCAGGGTCTAAAGACAGGGCATATAGATCAAAATCAACCTGTCTGCATAGCCTTTGATAGAACACCTGCGTGGGATAGTGCCACTATCGCAGTGTCACAAAAGCAAGGTGACACCTACGCCACTGAATTAATAGCGCAGATAGCAAAGCCTGACAAAGCAAAGGTAATGAAATTGCTTTACGACCTTGCTAATAAATATCAGGCGGTATTTATGGTGGATAGTTACATGAACTTTGAAATGATTGCAGAACTTAAAAACAGGGGCATAAATGTTGCAGGAATGTCCTTAAAAGACCATGTTCAGGCTTCAAATATGGTGTTTGCCAATATTGTGAATGGGAAAATCGCACATAGCCATGACCCAATAATCACAGCACAGATAAATAGTGCTGTCAGAAAAAATATTGGTGATACATGGCGAATATCAAGAAAAGACAGTCTTACAGATATTGATGGTGCTATGGCTACTGTCATGTCAATTTGGGGTAGTGACCAAGAATTCATTTCACTGCCAATGATTAATTAGGAGAAATATTTTATGAATCAGAAAAATATCAATGATATAATAGGTAGTAGTTATGGGATTATTTGATTTTCTAAGAACTACAAGATCAGAACCAACAGAGAAAAGGGCAGTAGAAGCCCTGATTCCTAATCGTTCAATCACTACAGTGAATATTGATACTGCACTGACATTAGGTGCTGTTTATCGCTGTATAAACATAATTGCCACTTCTATTTCACAATGTCCTATCAGCGTGTATAGAAATGATGTTGAACCCATAACTATTCCATCATTTATTGCACAGCCAAAAGTAGGGCAGACACAAAGGCAATTTCTATATCAAACTGCTACTTCTCTTGCGTTAGATGGTAATGCTTATTGGCTTATCACACGCAAGGGAAATAGTGTTATCAATATTGAAGTGTTGCCAGTTGGTCAGGTAGTCGTTGAATCTTTAGCAGATAGAACTATTCGCTATCACTTCAATGGTCAGGTCTTAGACCCCGCAAATCTTCAGCATTTGAAACTATGCGACATATCAGGCAGACCTACAGGGTTGGGCGCAATTCAATCTGCAAGGAAAGACCTACAGAACGCAATAGATGTTAGGGAATACGCCATTGAATTCTTTTCAGATGGTGCAGTCCCTTCAGGACTTCTCAGCACAGATCAGCACTTAAACGCTGAACAGGCAGAAGCATTACGAAACAGATTTGTAGAAACGCATCAATCAAACACACCTGCGGTTTTATCAAATGGGTTGGAATACAAGCAATTGATGCTTTCACCTAAAGATTTACAGTGGCTTGAAGCGAGAAGTTTTAGTATTCAGGATATAAGCCGAATTTTCGGCGTTCCTGCCAGTTTCCTACTTGCATCAAGCGGGGATTCACAGACATACGCAAACCTTGAAACAGTCAATCGTGCTTTTGTGAACTTCACGCTTATGTCCTATTTCGGTTGTATTGAAGATGCCTTCACAGCACTACTGCCAATTGGGGTTAATGCAAAGTTTGAACTTGATGCCTTCCTTCGTGGGGACACTGCAAGTAGATACAACGCCTATGCAAGTGCGATTAATGCAGGATGGCTTACAAGAAATGAAGTTAGACAGTGGGAAGGCTTAGAACCACTGCCTGAATCGGAGATTAATAATGAACTTGGAACACAGAGAATTTGAAATACGAAATGTAGATTCAGATAATCGTGAGATTACAGGGATAGCAGTCCCTTATGAACAGGTCACACAAATTGGACGAATGAAGGAAAAGTTCGTTAGAAATTCTGTGGCTGTTAATAAAATGCCAAAACTTTTCTACAACCATGAAGAACCAATCGGACTGGTTAGTAGCATGAA